GAGGGCATCAACTCCCATGTCGACAGACAGGGCAACCGGTGCCACCGGGCTAAGTCCGGCATACTCATCCAGCGGGTTGAAGTAGCGGAACCAGACTATCTCGTCAGGAGCAAATGCCCTGCGGTCAGTGCCGGACCCATAGACAAATCCTTTGATATAGTCCTTGGCATCCGGCAGCACCTTCATCTTGTCAGGGCGGAGCGGCCATATCTCGGTGATAGCGCCACTCTCTCTTGTCAATGCCCAGTAGGCACTGCCCCAGAGGGACAGGTATGTCTCGGTGGCTCTCCAGAGGTCGCCTCTAGTCCACCATCGATTAACCCTGTTAAGGAGTTGCTGGAGCTGGTGGTCCGGGTCTACCTGCTCAAGCCCTTCATTAGTCTGCCTGTATACAAAGAGAGGTACGCCCGCGATGGCTTCCTGCCGTAGCTTGACGGCAGCATAGACACTAACGCTGGACGGGTAGTAGCTGCCATAGGATGTCTTTGCCCAGGCATCACCGGTTCCCCAGCTCTTAGCCATGTTGTCAAACAATGCACCTCCGACAGGGTTGCCTCTCTCTTTATGCCCTCTCAAGGCATCCCATGCATCTCCGATATTTGCTCTCACACCCATATCTTCATACCTCCTCGGCGCCCTGTGAATGTCATAGCCAAGGCATCCGCCTCGTCCGGACTGGCGCTCATTTTTTGTTTGCTTTCCAGAATAAGTCTCTTATCCGATTGAATCGTATACCTACGGGATGTTAGCTGTCCAACAAGAGCAGCGTCATCCGGTAGCTGCCCACCTTCGACAACCCACTCCCGGAGCTCCCACCAGGACTCGGTCACCCGGTTGGCAAATCTCTTCTCAGCCCTTGCCTTCTCGCCGCCTTTGAATGCAACCAGCTTAGTCTGCCCGATGCCAACCTCCCGGAGCCTATCGGTAACTCCTCCGCCAAGGCCTGTGTCATCTATCACCAGAGCATCAACCGGGTTGTCGTCACAGTATCTGCCCAACCACCCGGCTATCTCCATCAGGTTGCGCCCCTGTGCCTTGTAAACAATCTCAGCCACAGGCCCCTGCCGGCGAGCCACCACGGTCTTGTCCCTACCGAATCGGGCTACATCACAGGCAACTATAACCTCGCCTTCAGCTATGGCCTCTCTCTCCGTGGCCTGCCTCACCATCCAGAGCGGTAATAGTGCGTCATCCAGTTCATCCGGGAACTCACCCAGGACCGCACCGCGGTACATAGGTGATTCCTCTCCCCATTCATTCCTGCGGTCTTCCACGTCCTGCATGGTCACCATGCCCGGTATGACCACAGAGCCTTCCTGAAGGTTGGGGGTGTCATAGGCAGATATATTGAAGGTGTCCCAGGTAGCACGGCTCGAGTGATGGCTGGAATAGAATGGGCCGGTCGTGGCGAACGGGTTGCCTACCAGCATGATGGCTTCCGGGTTCAGCCGGTATAGAGCATTGACCGAGTCCTCATCCATTGCATGTGCCTCGGTCACGATTGCCAGAAGGTGAGGGGAGTGGAACCCCTGAAGATTCCAAGGCCGGTCGGTGGAGAACCCGACTATGAATGTACTCTCATCCAGCTCCCACCTGGGAGACTCAAAGAGGCGCCCGCCAAGTCTGGCTGATGCATTGCGGTAGGCACTACGCAACTCGTTGAATATGACATCATCAACCTGCCGGTAGGTGGGTCCTGTGATAATAACCTTTGCCGGGTAATGTGCCGTAACCCACCACAGGGCTAACCTAGCAGCTAACCAGTCCTTGCCGGACCCATTACACCCGACAACAGATATCCTGCGAGAGGACTTCAGCGCCTCTGCTATCTCAACCTGCTTGTCGTATGGTTCAGCTCCCAGAGCTTCCTTCAGATACAGAGCCGGGCTGGTCTGGATTGACCTTGCCAACTCCATTAGTTCCATAGTGACCGCTACCATTTGCTATTGCCCTCGCCAGTTCCATTAGTCCAAGACTTTCACCTACCTGTACGTTTGTCTGTGTCATTGTAATCAAAGGCCTGTCAGGGATAATCCCATTGACAGCATCAATCCTCGCCATAATACGGAGCGTCATATTCGTAGCTGCCTCATCTCCCTCAAGGGCCAGGGGCCACCACTTTGCCAGCAGTTCAAGGTAGCGCTCCATCTGCACCGCCCGGACATTGTCGGCGGTCCTGCTATATGACTGCGCCAGCTCACCCAGGACTCTCTTGACCTCACGGTGGACAAGACTCCTCTGCACCTCAAGCCGTGCAGCTATCTGCCTCTCGGTCAGCCCGGCCTTTGTGAGCTCCAGCATCTCATACCGCCTCACCTCGGCAGCTATCCGGGTGAGTTTGTTGGGATGCTTTTTTGTCAGCTTATCCATGCTCACTTCTCATACGCTCACCTGCCGGGGTGACACCGATTGTCACCTTGTTCTCACTCATCTTCTTAACCTTGACATGCCTCAGATTATACTCCACCACATGCTTCGGGTCATCATCCATCAATACTCCTGCATCTACCATACCGTCAACACTGGGCGCAGCTACACATGCCAGGCCTTCATAGTCCAAAGGGGTGCCGGCATGATACTGGGTGATGGTCACCTCTGCCCTCTCAGGTGTCAACCAAGGACCCTTGAGGTTGCTCATAGCCTCAAGGGACAGCATATAGGCATCCTTCCTCTGCTCTTTGGAGAGCGTGCTTGTTGTCCTCCAGTTCAATGCTCTTATCTTGTTTTTGGACAGGGCAGGGGCATGGTAGAACTCAATGACTACACTTTCAAAATTTCTTCCCATAACTACTCCTCTTGTCTTCCTTCTTCTATCACTCTCCTCCTAAAGAGGAGAGGTGATAGTCTTCCTCTTGTCTTCCTTGTCTTCCGTCTGTCGACAGTTAACAACACATACATCAACATCAACGGCTCTATAGCTGTCGACGTTAACAATTAGACTGTCAACAGTTAACATCACAGTAGTGCCATCTGCCTTGTGTCCACCGGATTCCAGTATCTCAGCGGCAACAGTAGCTGGGCGCCGAATTTACGGTTGAGAGGCACGGCCTTCTGGCAGAACTCCTCAAAGCTGACATAGTAGTGCTGATTGGTGTCCTTTGCCCAGACATCAATCCTCTCTGCCCCGAGTTCTCTTGCCTGCTGAATCAGGACTGTGTCAAATGCCCATCCTGACAGGGCTTCCGGGAACCGGACAAGGTGCTGCGACTCGGTCACGGTTTTTTTCACGGTGCCGTCCTCCAGCATTGCCACTATTTTGCCCTGCTCGGTGTATAAAGCTCTTTTCATACCATCTATCCTTCCTACCAGTTTTTATTGCTCGGTTCCCATTTGCCGTTGACAGCGTCAAACCTGTCGTCCCGGCTCAGAGTCGAGGCGAGGGTTCTCTTGCTCACGTCCAGCATCTCAGCAAGTTCATCTGTGCTGGATGCCCCATGCTCATCAAGTAGAATCTGCGCCCTGTCTCCATATGGCAGCCCTGCAACCAGTTCCGCGTTGGCCTTGATGTCCAGTTCTTCTATAGTGCAACCCTTGCCCCAGGTCATACGGAATGCCAGAGGCTCCCTAAGAGGACCCATGTTGGTCTTCCGGTGGTGGAGCGCAATGTCAGAGTGGTCAGCATTCTTCTTCTTTGATGCCTTCAGCTCATAGGTGTCCCTTGCCCTTGCCGTCCAGAACCCGGAACCGAATGGGGTAGCACTGCCGGGGTCCTGGTTCTGTGCCTTGGTGACATGAGCCACTATGATTGTCGACAGAGGCTCGTCATCAGGCTTTAAGGCAGCCAGTGCTGCATAGAAGGTTTCGGTTGCCTGCCCTGTCTCTGCCTCTCCCCCACTGGCAGGCATGGCACTGTCCACCAGCAACGCCTTCACGTTGAACCGGTGTATCTCCTCTGCCAGCACCTCAACCGAGTCAGCCAGTGACCCGAACATCCTCTTGTAGTACACCATGCCGGAGCGCTCTCCCTCCGGGTTCTCAGGGTCAGGGAATGGGCCACTGTCAAATCCTCTCGCGTCCAGAATCTCCTTATTCCGCCAGTAACCCAACCTCTGGTTTGTCTCCCAGTCTAGCCACATCGAATTGGTCTGCTCTACACCCAGGTTGGCTATGGGCTGTCCTGTGTGCATACCTGAAATCAGGTTCAGCCCAAAGAGAGATTTGCCGATTCCCGCAGGTCCGAATATGACCGCGGGAGTCCCCTCCCAGAGGACATTGCTAATCAGTTCCTTTTGGTATGGTGGAGGGTCAATCAACCCCAGAGCCACCGCAGGCTGTCCTGCCCCGTAGGCATCCTGCACAAGCCCGGATGCCTGTGTCAGCCTCTGCTGCCAGTCTCCTCTCTCAGAGATGGCATCCAGTTCGGCAATGACTCCCCTGAATGTCTTGGTTATGGATGTACGGACCGGCCCTATGAGCCGGGGTCCGTTGATTTCATGGTAATCAAGGACTGTCAGAGCCGCGTCAATGTTCTTGTCCCGGTGGAGGTGCATCTTCTTGAACAGAAGTTCAACGCCTTCTTCCCACTTCACAGAGAATGTCATCCCCTGCTTGGTCAAAGTAGGCGTGGTCAGTTCAGTAGTCATATCGGCGTCCCTCCTTTTCTCCGGGTTTGCTTTGGAATCTCCCTGCGGGCAGGCTCTGGTGGCCTGCCCTCCTTCCTGACAGCCTTCGCCACTTCCTGTCTTATAAGCCCCCTGATGCCTTCTATATCCTCGAGGTCTGACTGGTATGAGACAGGAGGGAGTTCACTTTTACTGATGGATTTCAGAGCCTTTATCCGCAGGCAGAACCCATCCCAGGGGTTGCGGTTCCTCGGCCTCTTGCCGTCCTCATCCCATACAGACAAGCCGACATCATGGATATTGCAATAACTCTCCGAACATACCAGGCCGCCACTTACTATGATTCACCCAGCCCTTCCTT